CGTGATGGTGTAAACGGTGTTTCATCTTACACTCACATTGCGTATGCCGATAATCAAAATGGCGATGGATTTAGTCAGACTGATATCAACAAGCTTTATATTGGTATGTATGTTGACAATATTCAACAAGACTCAACCGATAAAAGAAAATATCGTTGGACTAAATGGCGCGGTCAAGATGGTCAAGCTGGGGTTCCTGGTAGACCTGGTGCAGACGGTAGAACACCTTATGTACATTTCGCTTATGCTAATTCCGCTGACGGTCGTTCTGATTTTAGTTTAGTTAATACTAACAATAAATTCAGATACATTGGGCATTACACCGATTTCGAATCTGCTGACTCTAGAGACCCAAGTCGATATTCTTGGATTGATATGACTGGTGGTATCGTTATTGGTGGTGATAACCTTGTTAGAAACTCAGCATTTCCTAAGAACCTCAACGATTGGGGTTATTGGGAAATCGGACAACCTAATAATAAATTGAGTGTAGCTAAGCATGGATTTTATTACAATAATACAAGGGAAATATTCTTACTGACTAACAACACTAACGGTGGTATTCCTGCCGCAACTAGACGATTCCCTGTTAAACGCAATACAACATATTCTCTTAATGTGTCAATGTTTGGTACAGGTAATCTTAAAAAGGTCTATATTTACTTCTTGGGTCGTAAGATTGGTGAAACTCAATCGTATACAAAAGTCGTAAATGTTAAATCAATCAACGGTTCTCCATCTACAACTCAAGTTGTACGATTCGAAAACATATTCAATTCTGGTGAATGCGATGAAGGTTTTATCCGTATCGATAACGCTGGTCGTACTGATAACGGTACGTCTATGTTATTCTTTACCGAACTAGATGTTTATGAAGGAGCTACGCCTCGTGTATGGCAAGCTTCACCTTACGACTTAGCAGATGTGATTGAGACTAAAGCCGACAGTGCTTTAACAACTCAACAATTGCAACTCCTTGCTGAGAATAATGCTAAAATGCGTGCAGAAATGCAGGCTAAAGCTGCAGCTGATGAATTACGAGCTTGGATTGCTGATTATAAGAATTATCTTAAATCATCAGAGGCTAATCGTGTTAAAGCTGAAAGTGACATTGTAACTCAATCACAACGTATCGTCCAACTCCAAACTGCTTTGGGCGATATGGCGTCTAAGACAAGCTTTATCGATTCCTTCATTACGCAATCTAATGAAGGGCTTACGATCGGTAAAACCGATGGGTCAAGCTCAATCATGTTCTCACCAGCAGGACGTATTTCTATGTTCTCTTCTGGTAAAGAAGTCATGTATATTGATAAAGGTATGTTGTATATTGACAATGGTACTTTTGTTAAAACTATTCAAGTAGGTCGTTATAGGACTGAACAATATTTCGCTGACTTGGATATGAACGTTATCCGATATGTCGGTGATATCAATGTGGGAGGTAACTAATGTCAGAACATTGGAGTAATAACGACCGTGGGTATCGGTTGAAGTTATGGGTTGATATGACATATCAAGATAGCGAAAAACTTATTTCGTTATATAGATTAAGATTATTCTTAGTATCTGGTGGGTGGTCGTTTGCTGGATATAATTGTACTGGTTATATTCAATTCGATGATAGACAAATTCCTTTTTCTTGTAGTGCTATCAACCCTAACAGTGAAATCACATTAATAGACCAAGTTGGACATAGTCTATGGCACAAACCAGACGGTACTAAAACTGCAAAAGTGAGCGTAGTGTTTAATGGTCAAGGTGGATATTCTCCAAATCGATTGGAAATTACTCCTTTCGATTTGACACCACCTCCTATACCTCTTACGTCAAAATCTGTTGAAGAACGATATGAAGCATATTTTGGTCAACAGATAACAATCAATATCAAACGTCAAAAAGAGAGCTTCAAACACAAACTTCGTTTTGAATTTGGTAATATCTATCGCGATATTGTGTCTAATATTGATACAAGTTATACTTGGACTGTTCCTACAGATATTATCAATCAAATCGGCCCAACTGCAACATCAGGTAATGGTGAGATTTACATTGATACTTACGATGGTGACAGAAAAGTTGGTACTACCAGTGTTCCACTTCTATTAAAGGTTAATACAACTGGAGCATCAAATAAACCAACTTTCACTGATATAGAGTTAATTGAAACAAACCAAAATGTTAAGAATGTTTTAGGAACACCTAATGTATTCTTACAAATCTTATCAAACATACAATGTAATTTTAAAGATGTTGTTGGTAGTTTTGGTGCAGCAGTAAATCGCTATCATGCTGAAATTGTAGGTAAGAATTTATCAGTAGATTCTAATAATGGTAAGTTTGGTCTAATGAACTTTGTAGGAGATATAACCATATCTGCTTATGTTATTGATGAACGTGGTATTAAATCCGACATCAAAACAAAAACGGTAAAAGTGTTACCATATTTCTCACCTACAATTCTGTTTACTGCAGAACGTGTTGGACAAAACAAATCTATAATTAATACAAGAACGACTTGTAAAGTAGCTAATCTGAACATTAATGGTAGTCAGAAAAATAGTATCACCGTTCGATTTTCAACGTCCTCAGATGGAGGTCAAACGTTTACACCTAATGGTGGTGATGCAGATTTTGCATCTAATCAAACAATGGAAGCTGTAAATAGACTTGCATCTTTACGAGGAGACTTTACACCTAAATCGTCTTTTGTTATTCGTGCTACTATCTCAGACAAGTTGTCACCTCCTGTATCATATGATTATCCAATAGGAACCGAAGAAGTTGCTATTTCGTATCATCGAGAAGGTGTCGGTATTGGTATGGTGCATAATAATAAAAAATATCGAGTACAAGTCGCACCTGGTGATGTAAGTATTGAGCAGGGTGTCTATCGTATTAAAGATAAAGAAATCCAAAATCATCAAATTACAGAAACTAATGGTACTTGTATTAAGTATAATTCTGGTGATGCTAACACTATCCTAAAGACAGGGTTTTACAATGTTAATAATTGTAGCAATATGCCTAATAATGATTTGCGATGGTGGTATCTTACGGTTATTGCGAATGCAGATACATATGTTATGCAACAAGCTAATTCATTCTTTAATGACAAGATTTACACAAGACAAAAACGTGGTAATCAGTGGTCTAACTGGGTTGCATTACAACAGGAGTCCACCGTTGTTAAGAAAGAACCTGAATGGGTTAAAGTGAATGGGGAGAATGGTTTATACGCACGATACAAAGTTATTGAAGGTGTCGTCTATGTCCACCTTATCGCTGATCCATTCACAGAATCAAAAGGTAGTAGTGTTAATCTGCCTGGCGAATTTTGTAAGAACTTTGTAGGTTCTTATATGTTATCAGGTGTTGTTTTTGGTTTAGACCCTTTAAAACAGTTATTGATTCAATTTAACCCTAACGGTCAGATTGCGGTTCTTAATGCTGAAAAAGGAAAAACTTTAAAACACATGTTTTCATTTGCTATTTAGAAGGAGTGAGATTAGAAATGAGATTACATACAAAAATTGCATTGGCTGGTCTCGTCGGCACAACTACTATCGGATTGGCTAATATGGGTGAACATGCTGAGGCACGTACTCGCAATGTCACTCCAGATAGTAGTGTTATTTTAAACAAAGATAATAACCTTGGAACAATTCATAAAGATATTTGTTCTGATGTTGTACAATTCCCTCTTGGAGGTAAGTAACATTGTTGTATCTACTCACATCGACGCACCCCCCAGCAGATGGATTGGGTAGACTCATAGGATATATCGCTGACTTCTACAGTCATGGTATTGATGAACATCTTATGGTAGCTGCTACATTCTGGGTGATTATTCTTGATATTACTTTAGGATATATCAGAAGCTGGGCTCGTAAGGAATTCTCTTCCACAATAAGTAAAGAAGGCCTTGGTAGTCATGTATTTATATTTGTAACTGTAGCAATAAGCTACCCTTTAGCTGTATTGGCTAATGTAACAACAGAAGCTGATATGTTTATTTATTATTTATTCTTTTCTTATGCTGCGTCCATTCTAAAAAATGGGGAATCTATTGGTATTAGAATTCCGTTTATTACCAAATATGTGTCGGATAGAGTAGACCCTCATAAGAATAAAGATGAAGTTAAAAAGGAGAAAAATAATGATTAATTTTAAATTACGTTTACAAAACAAAACTACACTTATCGCTCTCATCTCAGCAGTATTCTTGATGCTGCAACAGTTTGGACTTACAATCCCTAGCAATATCCAAGAGGGAGTTAATACTCTTGTTGTTATCTTGGTTATCCTTGGTATTGTTACAGACCCAACAACTAAAGGCGTGGGTGATAGCGAACAAGCCTTGAATTATCACGAACCACGCAAAGACTAAAAAAAGGAGCAACCCATGTCTAAATTGATGACGTCCCTCAGACTTATTGATGGTGGCGATGTTATCAAAAGCGGAGACACTTCTTCAGAATTTACATTCGAAATCTTAGACGACGATGGAAACGTATTTCCTCTAACTGGAGAAGGTATTGTTACATTGTCTCAACTTGGTGAAATTAAATTCTCTAAGAATGTTAAAGTTGTTGACGGCGTTGTCACATTCGCTCTAGGGAAGAGTTTAGAATATGGCAAATATCTACTTGAGATTAAAGTGGATGGTCATATCTTCCCTTCTAACAAATATAAAGTCAAAGTAGTACAATCTTCTTTCGGAGGGGGTGCTCTTATTCCTCCTGATGTATATGAAGAGAAACTACGCGTCATTGCTAACGATATTAAACAAGCAGGGTTAGTCGATAGCGGTGAAGATTACCTTAACATTTACAACCTTGCTAAGATTTAGGAGGACTCTATGTCAAATCTTTCAAATGCATTCTCAGCCGTAGGTGCTGATATTAAACGTATTGATGCTGCCCTTGCTCAAAAAGCTGACAAGACTGAAATTGCTAGTCTTTCAACTGGTATTACACAAGAACAACTTAACACTGCAATCGAACAAGCTAAAACAGACCTTATTGGTGGAGCTCCTGAAGAGCTTGATACTCTTAAAGAACTTGCTGATAATATCACCGCTGGTGGTGGTAATGTTGATGCTGGTATTATTACTAAACTTACAGAGCTTGGTAATCGTATCACAGCGATTGAAACTGAAGATTATGTGGCAGCATACACTACAGCTAAAAACACCCTCTAATGAGGTGGACTTATGAGTAATTTAAAGGATGTAATAGAAACTATTGGCCGTGATATTGGTGAGATTAAAGGTAAACAATCGACATCGTTATCTGTATCTCAAGCATATGGATTATTTCCAACATATAATAACTTTTTTCTACAAGTTATGGAGCAAAATAGATTTGCTGAAGACCCTCTTGTAACAAAATCACAATTACCTACAAGAGAAATTGAGACTTTAAAACAGGAGGTCGAAGACTTGAAGAAAACTATCGCGGAAATTAAACAATCTATTCAAAAATAAATCCAAGGAGGCACTTAAATGAGTGTTCAACAATCTATTGTTAATTGGTTTGTAAACCATCGTGGTCTTGTTACATATTCAATGTACGGGTCTCGTAATGGCTCTGATGGTACTGGAGATTGCTCTGGTACTGTATCGCAAGCCTTGAAAGAAGCTGGTATCGGTATTCAAGGTCTTCCTTCAACAGTGACTCTTGGTCAGCAACTTGCGAATAACGGTTTCTATCGTGTAAGTCGCAATGAAGACTGGGAACCAGAAATGGGCGATATTGTCCTTATGAGTTGGGGTTCTGATATGGCATCATCTGGTGGTGCTGGTGGACACGTCGGTGTAATGCTTGACAGTGTTAACTTCATCTCTTGTGATTACTCAACACAAGGAGCACCTGGACAAGCCATCAATACTTATCCATGGGATAGCTATTATGGTTGGAA